CGGAACGTAGTACGTCTCGTCACCTTCTTCGAAGAAGTCCATCTGCTTAAGTTCTTCCGCTTTAGCTACGATCTGCCGAGCGGTGTCTTCAGAGAACGTGTACCCTTTGATGATCGAGTCACCGTAGTGACCACTTGCCTGAAAAACTACGTAGATTTCCATCACTTCTTCTCCCGCATCTTAATGAACGTCAGTTGAACAAAGCCCGTCTTTATCCCGCCATTAGTCATCGACACTAGCTGATAACCGTCCGGTTCGGGGTATTCGGGAGCCTCTTCGGCCTTAACTACGACTGAGATTTGATTTGGGCTACGAGTTCCGTCCATTGCATTAGCTCCTTTATTTCAATGTTATAGCAATCGGCTCGAATTGTAAAGCGGTTGCTCGGGTCTTTTTCGCCTTTCATACGCAACGTAGCTTTCTTGTAGAAAAGCTTCTTTGGCATCACTCCGAGAAACCAACCGACTGTAAGACTGTTCTTGACTCGTACGAAAGCGTAAGCGTCACACTTCTGTCGAGTGTTCTTAGCCCACACGGAGCACTCGTACGTGTCTAACGGCTTGACCGAAGTACGCTTAGTCTTAACGTCTACCTTCAAGTCGTCTACGAGTAGATCGTAGTGATAGTTCGGTTCGTCCGTGTTAGCGAAGCTACCGCCCAACACTTGCTGAGTGATAGCTTCCCCGATGAATCCGATGACGTTACCGACACCGTTAGAGATGGAGTTGTTGAGAGTACCCATATCTTCCGCTTTGTGGCAAGCAACATCTCTCATCTCTGCTGAGATCGGAACTTCAATCATAGAACGCTACGTCTTCAATCCACATCGGCACACAATCATCTTCGAGAGCTTTGCTAGAAATATAGTTCTCGGCTTCCATCAGATTAGCGTACACTCTGTCTGCATAGGTATCGTACGTATCGTCCATCATAACTACAAAGACTCTCTTCACAAGTGCTCACCCCTTCCGTGCATTTCGATAAGGTCTTCGATGAAGAACTTCATCTTGTTCAAATCGTACAGAACGTCTACACCTTCTTTTTCCCCGAGCCGGTAGCAAGCTTTGAAGATATCTCCCCGAGCTTTGCTCATAGACTTATGTGAGATTAGATGTCGTAGTTCTGTAGCGTGCTTCGGTAGAAAGTAGTAGTCGGTAGAGCCACCGTCACTCGCCGTCTTAGAGCGGTCATGTGGAGCATTTACGAACCGTCTAGATACGATAGCTCCAGCTTCGTAACTCTCCGTCCAGATGTCTTCATCAGTGTACTCAGTGATGCTCATTCACTATACTCCACAGGTTCCACCCGATCCCGATATATCACAGATGTCGTGCGTTTCGACGTGTTCTTCAAATTCTTCTCCGAGCTTGCTACGAGCCTCCGAGTAAGCCACAGAGCTAAGCGGCTGTCCACCCCGACTTCCGTCTGGATAAACCGTAAACCCGCGCAGCCGGCTAGCATAACGCGCAAGTGTCTCCGTGAATAGTCCCACTCCGTCTGGATTATTGGCGCTGGAACCCCAAGCGGGAAGGTTGATAGTCGAGCTAATAGCCATGTCAACGTAATCTTGCACATCCGCTTGAAATCTGATCCTTCGTTCAAAGTCAGTGCTAAGGTCAATTGCACTCTCCATCTTATCGGGATCGACACCATACAGATCAATCAACTCTTGAGCCGCCGAATCAACGACATACTGGTAGTGCCAACGTGTACCGTTACGCAAGTAACGACGCTTATAAGCTACAGCAAAGATAGGCTCTATGCCAGTAGATGTGCCAGCAAGAATCCCAATAGTACCGGTAGGAGCAATAGCCCTATTCGCAACAGGCCGACTAATACTGAGTGAATCGGCGTACTCTCGGCTAGTACTGTCTGACACTCCGCGATAAACCGAGAGCCATTGGTGCAATTCGGGAACCACTTCATAGCGGTAGCCTCTCTTGATTAGCCATTCGTGTACTCCCATAAGACCGAGACCGAGCCGCCTGTTTTTCTCTCTAACTTGAGCTACTTTCTCGTACGGAAGCTTAGCTTTCAATGTCCCGCATACAAGAAACTTAGTAGCAAGATGCACAACATCACGGAGAGTATGTACATCTTCGATTCGGCCAAGATTAATAGAACCGAGATTGCAAACGTCGGAATCGTCAGAGCTAGTGACTTCAGTGCAAGCATTACGGAGTGTCTCGTTCTCTTTATCGAAAAAGTTAAAACTGAAGCCCGGCTCACCAGTACGGAGAGCTTGCTCGACATTACGACGGAACACGTCACCGACATCCCCCGTCTCGTAGTAGTTCATAAGCCACTTAGTATCGTAGTTAACCGAGATGTTAGTCATGTCAAGTGGAGCGGGGAAGTTGAAGTCTTGTTGCTTAACGTCCCAGTACGTCAGACCTGAAGTGCCGATTGGCTGAGTATGCCAGTCTTTAGCTACGAGAAAATCATGTACATCAGCGTGACTATGACGAAGAGAAGCGTAAATAGCACTGCGACGTGAGCCACCCTGCATAACCCGTCTGCCAATGTCATTAACCATCTGCATCTTGGGAATAGGTCCGCTAGCAGTGCCTCCAGTACGGTGAATAGGAGTGCCAGCAGCACGATAGACGCTATAATCGACACCGATGCCACCTCCCGTCATCAAGCAAGACTCGGCTTTCCAACTCAGATTGGCCCAATCTTCTCGTGTGTCTTCTTCCGCCCGAAGCAAATAGCAATTACCCGTGTGGATATTGTGATCGATGATAATCTGAGAGCCGTCTGGAACATAAGGACAGAAGACCTCTTCGAGACCAGCGGGACGTATGTTCTTGACTTTGAAGCCCTCCCACTTTTCAGCCTTAGAAAAATTCTGCATGAAAATAGAGTGCTGTAGGTACTCGTACCCTCCGAGAGATACATCGCGAACTTGTTCTCGAAGCTCCCCCGAAACTACAAGACCTGCCAGTACTGCGTTGTCCCTAAACCACTCCAAATGTTCTCTATTCACAGAGCATAGAAGACGGTTATCGTGACCATCTGCTGCAATCCAACCTTCAATAAAAGATCGAATGTAAGCAGGAGACTCGTCAGAATTCGGTAGCTCTTTCCACTTGACGCCCTTCTCGTTACAGTAGATAACAGGATCACCGTCTGCCGATTCGGGATACGTAACGCTAACACTGTCGAGCATCGTGAAATACGGAAGAAGCTCTACGTCTTTATCAGCGCAAAGGCGTACTTGGCCGTTCCGGTTTCCGTCACCAAAGATGAATCCGTGAAGAAACGCCAACAAGTCAAGAGGCAAATTGTTTCGGCCGGCAGGCACACGATCCCCAATCTTTAGATTCTCCGTTACCGATCCGTCAGTCAGATGCCACTTGTGATTTGTTGTAGCTTTTACTTTGTACTCGATCTTACTACGGCCACGAATAGGTACAAACGTATACTCAAACAATGGCTGAACACCGTGCTTGTACGTTTGACCTTCCTTAAAAGTACCGTCGACAGGAGACATATACTTATGCCGGATATTTCCGTAGTAAAGTTCACGTAAAGTCTTCATACCTTTATCAGTAAAGACTTTAGTATCACCGCTAAAACAATTGTTAAAGTACTTATTCGGACGACCAGCGTAGTACAGATAGCGACCACCCGGAATGAAGTACATCTTAGTCATGTACTCGATGAGTTGGTCCCGCTCATCTTTCGGCATGAATCCGTTATGACGACTGGCATACTTGCCATCATCCGTAATATCTACATTGAACGGACCGCATACATCTTCGACAAGAGTCTTACACAGATTGGCCCAAGTTTCACACCCATCGTGTCGGTACTTGTACGTAAAGATATCTTCCGAGAACTTGCTACGGAAAGCCGGATTTAGTTGTGACTTAAACGTCATCTTGTTCTTCCTTTCGAAGTCTATTCATAGTCGCTCCACTCAAATCTAGATACGTAATAAAGGGGTTACACCGCGCCAGCAGACCGACAACTGTCCAGCCATTGCTGACTCCCCGTCCTCACCTACTTGCCACTGTCAGCACCATTGTAGTAGCACGGCTTCGCTTCATCGAAGCGTTCCGCTTGCGACTGAACGTTATCCTGATAATTGTTACACGTAGTTACTTGTGAGAAACTACATCCAACCAACATCAAGATAGCAGCAAGACATGCAACCCATGCCTTAGCTCGTCTAATACTTCTTCCCTCCGTGCATACGCGCTCGTGTAGTGTTGTACTCGTGCTTCTCTAGTATAGCACCGGCAATATCCAGACCAAGTGCATATGAAAGATCAAGTATGCGAATGCAAGCATCTGCAAGTTCCACCTCCAGTCCGATACGGTCGGTTAGCTTGTCGTCCATCAAGTCTTTACGGTCGGCTTCAAGAGCTTCGCTGATCTCGGAGTGAATGAGACACAGCTTCTCCGGTACGTCTACAGCTTTCTCGGGACGCCAGAAACCTTTGTCACAAGCGTTAAAGTAAATCTCTTGCTGGACTGGCAGCAACGCGTCTACAAAAGCTTTCTTCTCTTTGTCGGTTAAGCTCATCAGTCCGTCAACCCCATAATCTCTTTCACTTTAAGAACCCGTAGAAGATCGATTAGCTCATCTAGCTCGTGTGTATTCAAAGGTTTTGCGATAGTTATCTGAAATGTATGCTCGTCAACACTATCAGGTGCGTACTCTACAAAGATCAGAGTTCCATAAGCCGTTTCGTACAGGTCTTGCTTAAGAATCATTCGTCAATATGTCCAATCGTAAATCCGTAGATAGACCACATGTCTTTCTGTGGTCGCCCGATAATGCCGAGTGACAGAAGCCCATCACTATCGAACAGAAGTTTAACCGGAGGCTCTACGTCGTATTTGTTAAAGACGAAACGTAGCTCTGCAAATAGCTCAGAGTACGGGGCTACTGGATGACCCGTTGCATCGAGATAGTCTTTCATTCGTCAATGTACCCCTCTTCATCGGGAAAGTAAAGGTCAAGATCGATTAAATTTTGGCGTAGAAGAAACCGTATCACCGCTTCCGGCTCTACATCGTTGTCTCGTAGAATCTCGGCTAGATCAAAGTCGTTGGCAAGAATCTCAATCTTGTGTTTAAGTAACACGATGACCGCCTTTCTTCAACGCTTTGATAGCCGCTAGAGATGCTTCGTTATCCGGCTCTTCCGTCCACTCTTTCGGTATCCATCGCTCGGCCCACTTGTACCCGTTCTTGTCCGCCCACTCTCCGTAAGTAGTCTTTGACTTCTTGTAGAGCTTGTTCATCGGCCTCTGAAACACGAATCGGATATCAAGATCGGGGTGTTGCTTGCGTACTTCGAGATGCTTACGTCTGTCAGCCGCTACGAATTTGCCCTTAATCTCAATTATGATCCCGTTATGGAGAACAAAGTCGGGCAAGTAGTGATGAGTTGTGAGCCACGGGATACGGAAGCTTTCGTACTCGTGATCGATACGCCAATTACGTAACTTAGATGCGTTGTCCGACTCAATGAGAGACTTGAACCCCATACGAGTTACGGCTTTAGGCGTCGGTAACTTTGCTTTTCCCATACGTTTCTTTCGAGACTGTTCGTTCTCCCCGACAAGCTTACGCTTGCGTTTAGAAGAGCGGAATGTCTTCTTTTGCCTCCGGTACACGCGGCTCATCAACTACTCTCACAAGATACTCAGGTCCATTAGAATACAGGTACGTACGCATCTCAGGCCAACAAGACTTCTTGTAGTCACACCACTGACAATCTACACAGAGCTTCAGGTTTCCGTCTGGGTTATCTTTTCGTTGTGGTACGGGCTCAAGTCTTTCGCTCGGTATCGGCCCGTTAACGAGTGTTTTGACTGACTCAACCTCAATCTCTTTATATGCAAGTCGAACTGCGTCGAAGCTGTAGAGATCGAGTGTGATTTCCCCTGACACTTTGTCGATGGCGACGAACCCTGCCCTGTTTTTATCGGTAACAAGAGGATCATCGGCAGATGCAGCCAGATAAGAGCTAATCTGAGACAAGTAGCCAAACGGATCATCCTCTTCTAGCTTGTGGTTCTTGAACTTCTGGAACGAGAACGGAGAGCAAGACTTCACGTCAAGAATCGTGCCGTCTACAACTACGTCTCGGTGCCCGACTACTCCGTTAAGAATTAGCTCATCTTGCTTGCCGGTTACGGTGTGGCCCGACGCTTCAATGAGACGAATGATTAACGCTTCAATCATGTCTCCGTAGAAGAACTTCAATCGGAGACTACCCGACAAGTCGTCGCCGATTCTCGGTTCGTTAATCGTGTACCACTTACGTCGGTCACACTTAAGACCGAGCATAGACATACGTAGATCGGTACGATCCGTATCTCGTTCAATGAATCGATGAGTCGCTAGTTCGGCGACATCTCGCCCGAGTTCGTCGGAGAGTAGCTGAGTCCAACCACCCCGTTGACGAATCACATTGTAGATATCGCCGACTAGCGTGTCAAGCGACTTCATCTAGAACGCCGGACCCGAGCCGTCACCGTCGGACTCAAACGGAACGTGATTCTCGACAGCCACCGACTCAAGAGTGATGATCGTCTTGCCCTTAGCGCCCTTATAGAGCGAGAACTTAACGTATCCAGACGAGCCGTTACCGATCAGTTCGTCACTCGGCCACTGGACCAAATGTTCCCAGAGCTTAGAGCCACCCTCCGCTTCCATACGCTCTTGAGAAGCCGGAAGATCGATCACTTCGGGCGGGCCGAGAACGACCTGAGAACCGTCATCGTTCTTCATGTACTTAGACTTGTGGGGCCGCTTGAAGCGGTACTCAAACCGTCCGTCTTCAGCGGGCTTGAACTGCTGCCAGCCCATAGCCGATTCGGGAACGCCCCATCGGACCATCTCGTCTTTGGTCTCTTCGGAGATAACGGCGACCAGTTGATACTGACCATCGATATCCGAATGATCTACGTTGTCTCCGTTACCCATATCCCGATTGTGTTCGAAGACCTTTGCGTACTTGAACTCAGCGGGGATACGGTGGTAAGTCGATTTAGCCATAGTGTCTCCTATGCGTATCTAGTGTGTTGTTGAGTGGTGAATATACGTGACGAGTTGACACTTGTCAACACTCATTACGAAGAATTAATAGATTTCTTCAAACTCGCAATCGAGACCGAGATACCGGAATAAAGACAATAGACCGTCGGTACCTAAGTCTTCTTCTTCAGTGCTCCAGTGAGCGACTAGAGAGCCATCATGCCACACACGCCAACAATCGCTGTCTAGTTCTACGATAAAAGGGCTACTGCTAATGTGTCTCATTCCAATTTCTCCCGATACTCGTTGAACCGGCCAACGGACAGAACAACCCGAGATCCCTCCTGGGATCGTGACTGGGAAAC